CGCCGGTCATGCCCACTGTCAGCTTGTCGAGGTCCGCGCCGTTACTGACGAAGATGTTGATGTCGTAGAAGCCCAGCGGACGGCCCGAGACGGCGGTCGGAGCGAAGATGCCGGGATCGCGTTCCTGCTTGCCGCCGACTGGTGTCGCCAGCATGACCGGGTACTGGCTGACGGTGTTCGGTCGCCCCGCCATCCCGATCAAGCCGCCCTCGGTATCCCCGACAGCGGCGAAGTCGGCGGCGTTCAGCCCACGTTGCATGTCGAGGTACGTCGCCTCTTGCACGGCTTCGTACTTGATCGGCGGCGCGGCCCCCGATGGCCGCTCCGTCGTGGGGTTATCGACCGGCGTGGTGTAGACCGTGGACGGCATACCGAACACGTCCTGAAGGCAATCCATCGAGATCGTGCCGTCGATCATGGTGCCGTCGTCGTACGTGACGACCCGCAGCACCATGTCGGTGATGCCTTTGTCGGGAGCCTGGATACGCATGACCATGCCGGGCTGCATCCGCCACGCGCGCCGGTCAAACCGCAGCTTCAACCGCTTGATGCCAGCGGAACCAACTTCCAGTTCCCGCAAGGCTATCCGCTGCGCCAGATCGGGATCGGGAATGCCGGGGAAGTCCCGCGTCATGGAGATGGGGTAGCCAAGCGACTGCATCGAGGCGAGGTTGTGAACCCTGGTCTGCCGGTCCTGATCGCGGATCGGATCGTGCCACTTCACCACGACCTCATTGGCGATGACCAGGGTCGCGCCGGTTTCCTGGGTATCGACCGACAGCAGCCCCGACGAGTACGTGAACACCGGCAGCTTGTCGAGATCGTAATCCTTGCGGATCAGCCGCAGCACCATGAGGCCAGTACCGCGGTCGATGTACAACGCGCCGCCGATGTGGTCGATGATCGTCTGGATGAAATCGTTGATGTCGCCGTCCTTCGACCAGCGAATGCACAGACCGAATTGCTCGTTAAACAGGTAGTTGGCCGCGTAGACCCAGGCGTCATTATCCAGTTCCGCCCGGTCCATGCCGCGACCCCAGGATGGATCGGTGATGCACTGGTAAAGGATATGCGCCGGGTTCATCGCCTTGATGACGGTTTCGCCGGAAGTTACTTTCTCCCACTTGACGGTGTCGCCATTGAAACTCGCCATCTCCCCGAAGTTCCAATTGGTGATCCCGTCGAGATTGGTAGTACCGGCCACGGACACGTTGAAGGTCTGCCCGCCGAAGCCCACGCCGCTTGTCAGCTTCGGCAGGTTGGCCGAGGCGTCCCACGCCCCAACGGTGCCCGCGCTGATCTGCGGCGCGTAGCTGATGACCGCCTTCTCGGGGTACCAGCAACCCTGCGTGCCCCAACCGTTCAAGGCCCGTCGAGTGCGTGCTTTCCACGGCTTGGGGTACGGGTTGTTCGACATGATCTGGCCGGACCAGTACATCGTCGTGACGCCTATGAACTCGGAAATGTCTCCCGCGCTCTCAGAGGTCGCGCCTTCGTCCGACACGCCAACGCCGTCCTGAAAAGTCCAGTTGCCTTCGTTCGAACTGTTGGAACCGCTCGCGATGGCATTCTTGATGCCGTCACCGATGGTCTGACCGGGACCGCCGAGCATGAACGTGAGGTCGCCAACCAGCCCGCCCTCGCCTTTGTCGCCGCCGAACAAGTCTCCCTGGTCGATGTGGATGACGCCGTTGCCGCCTTGCGTCCCAGACCAGAACGGAAGGTCGCCAGCCCGCAACGCGACCAACTGATCGACGCTGCCCCGGCATATGCCCATCAGGAAATCGAGATAATACCGGTAGCCTACGATCTGTGTTACTGTTTTATTTTTCTTGGCCACGGTTATCGCGCCAGTGCGGCGCGACGCGCCGCCACGACGCGAGCCACGATGGGATCGTTCGTATCAAGCAGGACTTTGGCGGGGATGCCGTTGGTGATGAAGTCATTCCAATCGATGTCGTGGGCGGCGCACCACTCCCGAGAACCGCGATGGCACAACCCGGCGGCGCGAACGTCACGCAGGAAGCAACGCAGTTCGGAAGTTACTTCCATCACTTCTTGCCGCCGCCGCCACTCGTAACCGTGATCGGCGTGGTACTCATGTTGCCGTACCAGATCACTTGCCAGTCGGGCGTCCAGCAATCTCCGAACACCACCGCTTGCGCCGCGCCTTCATCGGGGATGGGAATGTTGATGTCTTTGAACATGCTCGCGAGGGCATCTTGATTGGCTGGCGTCTTCGCTCTCGGCGTGATGAGCGCCGTGATGATGAAGGAGACGACGAGTAGCGCGATGGCCCAGACGAAATTCATCGAACGCGGCCCCCTCAGAAAATTCTGGCACCATCGAACGGCGACTTGCCTGACATGAAGCCGAAGCCGCCGTATCTGGGTAGATTGTTGAACCGCTTACAGCCCGCTGGATCGCGAGTACAGCCAGGATACAGCACCGCGTCCATATTTTCAACCATGCCGTCTGTTTGGCCTATTATCAGCACATCTCCGTTGTCGGTGCCTGTATTACTGTTGAGGTCCACAAGGATGGCGCGACGTTCGAAATAGTTCGCGGAAGGACGCCATTCGACATAGCCGTTGGTGAAACGACCGTTCCAAATCTTCGGATTGAAATAGCCGATGTGCTGCCAGTGAAAACCGTTCCCGTGAATGCCGGTCAACTGAACCGGCTCGGCCCAATCGCAATGATCCACGCCGCAGTCCCGATCATACAGCGCGTAGGGACAGCCGCGCGTCCACGACAAACGAAGCCCCTTCTTGTTGAGGTAGGCGGTCTGCGTGTTGGCCACGATGTCGGAAGTTACTTCGTCGTGGTACTTGACCGAGGCGACGTAGCCGACCCAAACGAGCGGAGCCACGTCATCGCCGTACTGAAGCTGCCTCACCGTGACCTTGATCGGATCTGATGGCGGCGTGCCGCGAAACATTTGCACGATGGTCAACCCTGACGGCACGGTTATGATGAAGTCGTCGGAAGTAGCTTCCCCTTTCTGCTTCAGCCCGTCGTCCTGAATGGAAGTCGCGAGCCACGTCGCGCCGTCCCAAACGACATTACGGTCGCCCGTGTTGAAGAACCAAGACGCGCCGCCACGTTGAAACCGGTACAGCCGAACCTCTTGTCCGGTGTAGGTGCCGATCTCCGCGAGATCGTATGAACTACCCGACATTACCTTTCTCCCCCCTCGCTACCACCACCGCCGTCGCCCCCTTCACCGCCGCCGTCAGTGCCTCCGCCCGCGCCGCCCACGCCGCCCACGTCGCCTTGCGTCAATGGAACCTGTTCCACGACAGCGGCGGGTGCCGGGCCGTCTGGCGGCGGCGGGATCGGCTCTCCCGCCACCTGTTCATACGAGCCGTTGAACACGGCCAGAGAGTACGGTTGCGCGTCTCGACCGTCCTCGATCGTGGCGAACGTGGTCGTTACGGTCGCCGGTCCCGTGCCGTCGGCATGATGCAGTATCTCGATCTCATCCTGATCCTGCCGACTGAGCGCAAGCCAACAGATGCGCGAAATCAGGGTATTGCTGATCGGGCGATAGAACGGTTCCGCCATCGTCAACGACTCTTGTCCATCGCTGACGACAGCGGCTTCCAGAACCGTGTGTACACTACTGGTGCCGTCGCGGAACGTGAACAGCAACATCCGGCGCGACTGCGGAACCATGTTCACGAAATCGGTGTAGCCGGATCGGCTGACAGCGAGGATCGTGTCGTCGGGACCGGCCCAGAACCCCGGCATTAACTCAACGTCCCGGAAGTAGGTGGGCACGTAGAGCGGAAGTAACTTCCCTTGGAGGAAGTGCAGCAGACCGCGCAACTCATCGAGTTGTTTCCGGCCGACCACCATGTAGGTGAACTGTTGCAGCATGAACGACAGGCCAGCGAGGTCGCGCCGTATCGGCACCGAGGTCGTTTGATTGTCGAACTCCTGCATGAGCCGCTTGTATTCCGTCGTGAGATCGTCGGCCTCGTTGGGCGTCCAGTCGAGTACCAAATAATCCAGACCCATGTCAGCCGGTGGAAGTCCGGGATGCTCGTTCGGTTCAATCGTATCGAACGTCAACGTGACCTGGGCCGCGTCATCCGCCCGCCGCGATCCGGCCTGGGTGCCGGTCATCCGGCACAGCTTGGTCAAATAGACGGTCGATCCCTTCGGCCAGTCTCGTGTTAGCGGAGCGGCGAGCGATACCAAGCCACCAGCGACCCCCGTCACCGTGACGATCTCGGACACGAACGGCAGCGTGCCGCGCAACATAAGGACGCTGCCGGAAGTAACTTCCGTATAGCTGAGATCGTCCATCGCCAAGCCGGTGCCACCCGTATGCGCGGGCGCGACAAGTCGGTACTTCTCCCACCATAGCGGGTAGTGCCAGTTGTGCGCGGCCGGATCACCTACCATCAAGCTGTCGTACAGCCGTCGGTCCATGCCGATGAGGGTGAAGCCCGCGTCGATCTGCCGACGCGGTGCGTTGCGTAACCGGCGACGTTGCTCGTAGCCGGTCTGCGACGTGAGTACGTCTGTCTTCCATAGCAGCCGTTCCGTGACACCGTTGAGCCAATCAGGCTCCAGGGTCCAGGCCGTAATGACCGCCGGGGTGATCGGCGGTACCGGCACTTCGATAGGGATCGGTGCCACGCAACCGGGCGGTATCGGGTCTGGCGATCCGACCTTATAGGAAAGCCACGATACCAGATTTAACCCGCCGCCGGTCCCGTTGACACCGTAATCAAGACCTATGAGATACGTGCCCGCGAGGCCAAGCCACCACTGTCCATCTGAAATACTGGTCGGAAAGAACAATTCGCCAACGACCAAGTAATGGGGAAACGTGGTGAGGTCGATCAGCAGCGGATGATTGGTATCAAGCCCAATCAGAGCATCACCATAACTTATGAACTCGTACGGCAGACACTTGTAGTAGTAGGTATCCGCGATGTGGCCGAAGTTGGTACGGTCGGTGTTTGAGGTCGGTACCGTGCTGAAAATTATGTCTGGCGGGGAGGTATCCCACGGGGCTTCCGGCACTCTGACATCCGAGAATACGGAGATGCCCGCGATCAGGAAGAAGGCGTCTTCACCGCCTCGAAACCTGAAAGTCAGTTCAGGAAAATTCATCGCTCGGTTCGTTTTCGCCCACCAGACTTCCAGCCGCAAGACCCCGCCGGTGTTGCTCCATTCGTTAACAGCGCCGGTGGTATAGCCCTCCTTCTCGGCGCGCTTCTGGAAGACCAAATCTTCACAGGTTATGCTTTCGATATGTTTGGTATCAGCGAACTCGGCGTTCGTGAACCATATCACGACAATCTGATCTGGACCGGTAGAATAGAAACTACGATTGCCACGTGTCCCTCCGGTACCATCCGTACTGGTATCTCCGTGAAAACGATACGGCTGCATGTACTCGTCGAAACTGCCAGAAGGACCATAAGGCGCGATGCCATATCCAAAACCCGCGCAGACATCCAGGTGCCCGAGGATATCGTTGATGGCGATTGGGACGCGCGACACCATGATCCTACCTCTGGTTCAGGATGCCGCG